GTAGAGATGAATAAGTTGAATTCCAATCTTCTTTTTGATTCTATCAGTAATGCTTATAAAGGTGATAGTTTTTGGAAGGTAAGATATAATGGAAGGGTAATAATAGAACCTATTAGACCAGAAATTGTTTTTGTAGATTTAGATGAAGATAATATTTTGGAACCTATAAAATATTCTATTGCTTGGATAAAACATTATAATGATAATGATTATGTCAGAGTTGAAGAGCACGAAAAAGGATTGATAAGAAATAAACTTTTTTCTCTTAAGAAAGGAAAGTTAAAAGAGCAAATTGATATTCACTTTTTTTATCCTGAATTAGAAGAGGAACAAAAAACAGGAATAGATGATTTTCTAATAGTGCATATACCAAATTTCAGAACCAATGATTCATTTTGGGGTATAAGTGATTATTATGATATTGAACCTGTGCAAGATGAAATAAATAATAGACTTTCAAGAATAAGTATGATTTTAGATAAACATTCTGATCCAACTTTAATTGTTCCGACTGGAACTCTTGATGAAAATGGAGAATTGAGAAAAGGTGACGCTGAAGTATTCGAAATAGGACAGGGAGATTTAGCACCTCAATATTTAATTTGGAATGGAAATATTGATAGTGCTTTTAAAGAAATTGATTTACTCATAGACACTTTACATATGATGGCAGAAATATCACCAAGTTTAACGGGATTAGATAAAAGAGGAATTCCTGAATCAGGAAGAGCATTAAAATATAGACTTTTACGAACACTTGCAAAAATAGGTAGAAAAAGGATATTCTATGATGAAGGTATAAAAAAAATAATTAACCTTGCTCTTCAAATGGAAGGTGTTGAACCTTTTCCTATATCAATAAAATGGTCTGATGGAATTCCTGATGATTATAGTGAAAAAATAATAGATGAAGCAAATAGAATCTCTTCAGGAACAACTTCAGTTGTAAGTGCAATAAAAAGAATTGATAATTGTGATGATGAAATGGCTAATAGTGAATATGAAAAAATTAAGCAAGAGACTTTAGCACAATCTCCACCAATAGGATTAAGCAAACTTGAAATTTAATGATCCTTTAGTTAATTTATTCAAAAAAGAATTTAGAAATATTTTAGACATTTTACGAGACACAGAATTGACAAGTTATAATAGGGCAGTTTTAAATTCAAGACTTCAAGAAGTAGGGAGAGTTTTAATTAATTTAGATAGTTCAACAAAAATTTGGATAAGTCACGTTTACCCTAAATATTGGGATGCAACTATAAAAACTGCTCAAGATTATTTTAAATATATTGAAGCTCCTATGAAAGCATATACATTTACAGGAATACATTTAGAGACAGTCAGGTTAGCAATGGAAGAGACATACTACGATATAGCGAGAGGTTTAAGATATGTTGATTATAGCGCTAAAAGAATTATTCAAGAAAGTGCAAAAGAAATTATAATCCAAGGTAAAATAAAAGGAATTACATTGACAGAAAGTAAAAAAATTCTTGAAAAAAAAATTGAAAACATTGGGGTTAACGCAATAATAGATAAAGGTGGAAAAAGATGGTCTTTAGATACATATACAGAGATGGTATTAAGAACAAAAACTATGAAACTTGCTAATGACACTATGATAAATTATTGTATTGATAATGGTAGACAATATGTTGTTATTAATCCTCACGATACAGAATGTCCTTTTTGTGCGCCTTGGCAAGGCAAGGTTGTAAGTATAACAATGGATTATGACCCAGAAATTGCAGAAGGAACTCTTGATGAAGTTGAAGGAAGTGGAGTTTTTCACCCAAATTGTATTTGCACTTTTTCACCTTATGTTCCAGAATTGCAGGAATATAAATATAATTACAGAGATGAACTTATAGATAATTTAGATAAAGCAAGTGATGAAGGATATAAGGAGATAAGAAATGCCTCTTAAAAAAGGAAAAAGTCAAAAAGTTATAAGTCAAAATATCAGAATGTTGATTAGAGAAGGTAGACCGAGAAATCAAGCTATTGCTATTGCACTTTCAAAAGCAAAAAAGAATAAAAAAAGAGGTAAAAAATAATGGCTGAAAAATGGATTCAAAAAGCAATAAAACATAAGGGAGCTTTAAGAAAACAATTAAAAGTAAAAGAAGGTAAAACAATTCCTATTTCAAAAATTAATAAGAAATTAAAAACTTTAGATAAAAAGAAAAAATTAAAAGCAAGTGAAAAAACTTTAAAGAGAAGATTAACACTTGCGAAAACACTTAAAAAACTTCGCTGACGAGCGTTAAACGGAGGAAGTTATGGAAGAGGAAAAAAAAGAAGTAGAGCAAAATGAAACTTCGCAAGAAGTAAAAATTGAGGAGACAGAACATTCTATTCCTTATTCAAGATTTAAAGAAGTAATTGAAGAGAGAAATGAAAAAGAAAAACAATTAAAAAAACTTCTAAAAGAAAAAGAAGATATGGAAAAAAAGAAACTTGAAGAGACAGAACAATTTAAGACTTTATATGAAAAGACAAAAAAAGAACTTGAAGATTTAAATAATGAAAAAAGAAGATTAGATTTTGAATTTAAAAAAAGAGAGTTGATAGAAAAAAAGAAAATTTCATTACCAAAAGCATATTTAAGAATGATTGAATATACTGAAGATGATGAAATTCTTGAAAAGGAAATAGAAGATGTTCTGAAACAATATCAAGAAGATTTTAAAGAAGTTAAGAAAATAGGGTCTCCAACCAGTCCAGCCGAGACTGAAAATATCGGTGATAGAAAAAACCCGCCTGACCCAGTGGAACAACCTGAATTGTATAAGGCGTGGTTAAAAAAATATTTTCCAGAATATGCAAAAAAACAATTTAAATAAGGAGGCTTTAAATGGCTAATGAAACAACCACAAGTGAAATTGATGATTTAATGCCAACAATTATAGCTGAAGCAACAAGAAAATTAGTTCAAACTTTTGATATAGAGGATTTAGTCAGGGTCAAAAAACAAACTGGACCTGGAAAGGTAGTAGATTTCCCATATTTTCCTGCATCTACAAAAGCAGAAGCATTAGCAGAAGGAAATGATTATACTACAAACTTTCCTATGACAACTAATAAAGGAGCAGCAACTATAAGTGAGGTTGGTAAAAAGTTTATTTTAACAGATTTAGCAGAATACTCTTCAAGTGAAGATATTGTAGATGCTATAAGTGATTATGCGAGAAACGCTATCGCACAAAAAATTGAATATGATTTCATATCACTTTTTGCTGGACTTACAACTAATTATGTAGGAACAACTAATACTGATATAACATTGGCAGTTTTAGAAGAGGCATTATATAAACTTGATAGTTCCTCTGCTCCATATCCTTGGTTTATAGTTTTATCTCCAAAAGTTTGGTATGATTTAAAAACTGCTATTCACGCAACTTCTGGTGCACCTTCAAATGTCGGTGAAATATATAAAGATAAATTAATGGATATGTATTTTGTTTCTGATTTTGAAGGAGTCCCAATCTATATATCAAGACAGATAGCGAATGATGTTTCTGGCGACCATATATGTGCAGCTTTCTCAAAAGAAGCTTTTGGTTTTGCTTATAAATGGTTAATGAAAATTGAAAAAGAAAGAGATATATCATTAAGAGCAACAGAATTTATGGCAACAGCTCTATATGGATTTTGTGAAATAGTTGATGAATATGGAGTTAAAATAACAGCGGACGGTGTATAATGGCAAGTTCATCTTTTAATCCAGTTCATATATTAATTTATCATATCGGAACTATAGCTGCAGATACAGATGCACAACTACCAATAGTTTCTACAGATGAGACTTGGAAAATAAAAAGAATTTATATTTTAGATGATGCAGGAGTTTCTAAAAATTCAACTAATTATACTACAATTTCAGTAATGAATTCTACTAATACAGTAGCGTCAAAATCAACTAAAGATTTAGCTATAACAGTAAATTCTCCTTATGAATTAACAATTTCAAATGATAAGATAAGTGCTGGTGATGTATTAGAATTTAAAAAAGCAGATGAAGGTAGTGGTCAAGCTCTTACGAATGCTGTTTTAGTGATTGAATATTATTTAGGATATCCATAAAAGGGGACTTTTATGTCCCCTTTATTAAAAGGAGGAAAATATGGATAAGGAACTTGCTTATGCTTTAACAGTTTTAACAACTGGTTTAAGAAAAACAATGAAAACTAAAGATAATAATATAATTGAAGTTCCAGAAACTATATCTATTTATTCTTATCTTTTAAAAGGTTTTGAACTTGTGAAATTAAATGGTGAAGATCCAGCAAAATATTTACCTGCAAATTATAGATTCTTATTTGAAAAACCTAAAGAAGAGAAACCAAAAGAATCTAAAGAGAAAAAATAAATGGCTAATTCAGATTATAGATATGTAACAATTAATGAGTATAAAGCAAATTATTATTATGGAAGTTTGACTGATAATGACATTGCAAAATATATTTCTATATCTGAAAAAATAATAGATGAATATGTAGGTTGGCAAAATAAGTTTTTCCCAAGTAAAGTTTATGGAAAAGCAGAATCAGGAACAACTACAACTTTAAAAGATTCAACTCTATCAAATTTTGTTGATAAATTTTTCAATCGCTGTTGGATAAGAATTCTTGAAGGAACTAATGCTGGTGAGGAGAGATATATTATTGATTGGAAGGAATCAACTCATACTTTATCAGTAGATGTTCCTTTTACAAGTGCTATTGACAATACAAGTATTTATTTAATAGAGCAGAGGTCAAAATTTCCGAGAGATGTAGATTTTATTTCAAAAGATGGTATTTATTATACATATATTCCAGTTAATATCAAAATCGCAACTTGTATTCAAACTGAATGGATAATCAAAAAAGGAAAAGATTTTATACTTGAAGGTGGAGATAGATTTATATCTGAAAATATTGGTGATTATTCTTATTCAAAAACCTTACCTACCAGAGGTGGAATTGAAAATATGGATGCTTTGGTATGTCCGCAAGCGAAACCTTTTTTAAGATTTTTCTTGA